TGCAACCTTAGGTGCAAATTTCCCTGTGTCTAAAGGAACAGAGGTTAATCCTTTAAGCTGTGTTGCATAATCTTTACCAGCATCTTCTATAAACTGTGCGGGTAAGGTTCTCTGTTGTGATATTGCCATTATCCTACTCTACTCTCCAATTGTTTCATTGTGTTATACATTTTATCTGCGCCTGCGTCTACGTCTCCACCGCCGGCTGCTCTTACAGCGTCTGCTGTAAATACAAATTCATTTTTACTTAATCGTGCTGGGACATCATCCGCTTTTTCTTGAGCACCGATGGGTACAAATCCCCCACCTCTTAAATCCATTTCCATTCCACCGAGACTCATTAAGCCTCCTTCGTTAGCTCCAATCCTTCCGCCTTGAGCAAGACCTAAAGCCCATTCCCAGTTTTGTATTGCCCATTTATTAAATGATAGTCCTTTTGGATTTGCGTCTTTTTGTGTAAAAACCTTTTTAAGATGTGCTAATGATTCTGGTTTAATAGTCTTAAGACTGAAACCACCACCTCCGTACCCAATCCTTCCGCCTTGAGCTGCACCAATACCTGTCATTCCAAGTTGTCTTTGTTCATATGCTCTAAGTTTTTTTGCTCTTATTCCTTCTAACAATTTCAATAGTTCTAAAGGTGGAAGACTAAAAGGTTCTTCTAAAGCTGCTATATCGTCCTCTGCTAAAGCTTTTTCTAATCGGTCTGCTGCTCCACCATCATCATACCCAATCCTTCCGCCTTGAGCTGCTGTTTTCCAATATTTTTGCCCAGGCATATCTCCAGAACTTAAATTATATTTTGCTAATACTATATCCATCTGGTCTTGATCTCCTGTTGAAGCTGCCTCGGCAATTTCTTGTCTCATTTTACCATAATCAAAATCAAATTTTTGAGAGGACATATCAAATTCATCAAATTGTTCTTGAGGTTGTTTAGCAGCGTAAAGAGCACCTAAACCAGTTGCGCCTGCTCCTAATATTTTTGCTAAACTAGCACCACCCCATTTATGAACTTTTTTGCCATCTACTGTTTCAGTAATTCCTTTTCTAACTAAAGCACTTAATGGATTACTTTGACTCCATTCGCCAGGTTTAAATAAATTTAAAGCACTTCCTTTTGAAATATCCCATCCACCTCCAGTAAACCATGGACTTCCCCCAGCTAACGTTCCTAATCCATAAACTGCTGCAGCTTTACCAATAGGACTCTTAACTATTTTTTTAAAAGGTTTTGTAACTTTTTTAAATGCTTTTTTTAATTTACTTCCCCAACCATAGGCTCTTCGACCATCGGGTCCTGCAACACCACCATAAGCCATCTGTGCTGGCATCATGGAACCTAAACCTTGTTGAGGTGCTTGTTCTTGAATGACTTCTGTTTCTTGAATTTGTTCAGGAGCTTGCATTTGTTGTTGCTGTTGAACAGCTTCTAAAACTTTTTTCCAAGCTCCGCTTTGAAAGAATTGTTCAAAACTACCGAAACGCATACGCACTTGATTAGGCAATTGATCCCATAAAGTACGAGCTACTTTTTGTTCTTGCTGAATATCTCCTTCGTATTTGATACTAGGAGCGCCTGCATCTAAAGTTTCAGTAAATGTTTCTTGTAATAAATCCATAATAATCTCGATGTAATTGAACTAAAGGCAGGAATTTCACCTGAACCTTTACTCTTACTTGGTTTTAGCTAATAAATCAAGGCTTGGAGCTTGAATCTTCACGTCCACTTGAACATCTTTTGGATCAATTCCGAGTCCTTTCCATTCCGCTTCGTCCTTATAAATTACCCCTGTTTTCTTGTTTTTTATAATTGTTGTTGATCGGACTTGAAATACAGGTATTTCTTTTCCATCAATCGTTATTTTTTCGGAGCTCATAAGCTGCCCATCCTTTCCTAATATATGCATTATGTTGTTACCTCTCTTGGTTTAACTTCCATGATAGAGGCAATTACATGAAGTTCATTAGCATCCCCAGCAGTAACTTTAAGCACTTCGCTTTCTTGTATGACTAAAGGTTTATCTAATAATTCGGTTGTTGTATTGGCATCGATTGATTTAACACTGAATACACTAAAGACAGTGGAAGATGCATCAGTTAATGTGACGGTCAATGTACATGCCGATCCAGCATCATTACACGCCAATAAACTTTTAACAATACCAGCCGTTGCACTAGGTACCGTATATAAAGTGGTCACATCCGTTGTGGTTAAATCAACTTTTTTATTAATAAATGCATTAGCCATTATTCTAAAAACCAACCTTGTGAATTAACTTCATCTTTTAAATCTTGTTGAAACGTGGTGTTCAATGTATTGATTACCGCATCTAAATCTCTTATCGCAGACTGAGCTACGTCTTGTTCATATTCTCTACCAAATCTTGTTAAGGTTTGTACTATCTTTGCCATAAATTTGCTAAGCCTCCATAAGCCATTAAGTCTCTTGTTCTATGTGTTGGAGCTCCTCCTCGATGACTGCTAGGATCATTTCTGTTATCAGCTCCACCAGTATGATGACGAACAGGTGGTGTATAAGTTTTCGTTGGTCCTTTAGGTACAGTATCAACAGGTACTTGATTCCCAGTTAAGGCGTCTAAATTTTTTTGTGAATAAGATTTTCCTGCTGCTTTTCGAGCAAGCATATTTTGGATTCGACTTTGAGTTCGTCTTTGTTGTCTTGCCGGTTCACTATAATGTCCCCCTAATGCATTCATCCTATTTAATTGAGCTGGATTATAACCATAAGCGCCTTGAGTAGCTGGTCTATAAAAACGAGAATCTTTTAAATTTTTTCCTCCTGCGAACATAGCTAATCCTGCCAAAGGATTTACTAAACCCATTAGCCCGGCTCCAACGTTTCCTCTCATAAAATTATAAGCTGGCATTGCATAGTTTTGAAGGTTAGCTAACCAATTACCTGATTCATCTTCTTCTTCGGTTGGATATTGTTCCATATTAGCCAGACGAGCAAGTTCCATTTGTCTTTGTGCATCTATGTTTTGAGCCTCTACATCATCAAACTCACTCCAGTTAGTTGCCATTGGAGATAATACCATTTCGTTAGGAAAAACATTAGCATCCATAATTCCTCGACTTCCTATTTGACTATCTAAAAAACCACGATCAGCTGTAGTTCCTTGCCATAAATTTTTCATTTGTTCTAAGCCATATGCTGCATCCATATCTCCCATCATTAAACTTTCTTCTGAAGGAGTTGGAACTACATTAAAACTTCGAGCTCCCTTGATATCACGATAGTTTTTATCGTAAAGTTGTTGACCCTGAGATCCTTCCCAAGTATCAAATTTTTCCATTCCGGGTTCTGCTAGACGTTCCAAGTTATATTTTAAATCTTCCCAAGAGGGGATCATGCTCATTTTATTTACTTGAGTTAAATCAGGGTCTAATACTTCAGGTTCTTCAACTTCCTCAACTGGACCTGTACCTAATCCTGTTGTAGGAGTAGCTTTTAATCTATCAACGTCTAATTGTAATTTACCGTCTGTATCAAGTCCTGAGGCAATCATTTTTTCTAATTTATCTATCTGTTTAAGCATTACTGCGTGCTTAACACTGTCTACTTGATCACCTTCTTGAAAAGGAATCCTTCCCCCTAAAGCCTTAGCGATTCCACTACCATAAGTATCGGTCCAGTCACGAGCAATCTCTGGCTCGTTGGCCCATAGGTATCGTTTTTGTTTCTCTGATTTAAAAGGCATTATCTTCGTCCATCCGCTTGTGTATCTAATCTAAATGTACCGAGTTTCCAACTTTGGGATTGTCCGGTATTTTCTATTTTTAATTGTACAGCACGAGCTCGTGCTCTGCAATCTTGTTTTGTAGTAGAAGTCGTAATTGTAAAGGGGCCTAAAGAAGAGCTTGCATAGCTATCACTAGGGTAGTTCTTCAAGTTCAATGTCACTTGAGTATTACCCGTTTGAGACAAGAAATCAGGGATAAAACGTCTAATAGACATGAGATATTCCCCATCTCCTTTAAAAGTAATCCCTCTCTGTTTGTCTTGAGTAATATCAAAATCACCAGATTCTACACTAGCTAATACATTTGTTGTAGCCCCGGTTGCTAAGACTTGATCTGTGCCTGTTTCATGTTGATAGTAAGTAGTTGAACCTTCATTATTGCCCACTACATAAGTATCCATCGTAGAAGCCACATCGGTATCAGGAGCAAAAGAGGTACCATGAGGACTACCAAATACAGAAGAATCGGCCCAAGTTGTTCGAGCAAAAGCTGTATTGGCATTACTAACCCATATGGGTCTTTGTAGTGTTGAATCTAAATAATTATAAGACACCATTCTATTCACAGCTTCAGATGAAGCAGTTGGATAAAACCACATAATTTCTCCAAATAAATTATTAAGACCACAGAAAATCAAATCTCTGGGTCGTGTGTTTAAATCATCATAAACATAGTCTTCCACTAAACATTGCATCGATTCCAATTTACCAGTGTATCTAAAGAAACCATTTTCAGACATCCAATAAGCCGCACCATCTACTTCGATAGCGGCATTCTTACCAATCAATCCGCAGTTCGTTCCGACTTGTTCAAAAGAAAAGGTAAAAGGTCTTCCAACATAACGCATTAAATAAAGAGCCGTGTCGGTCCATACATATAAAGCATCCCGACCTCTTAACGATCCCATGATCCGTGATCCGTCAGTCAATCTCTGTGTGCCAGCGGTATTGGTTGCACTCGGTGTATATTCGGTTAGCGATTCTTGAGTCGAGAAACGAATAAACATTGGGTCTTGACTTGTTGAATCTTGAAGTGTTGTTTCTGTTCCAAGAAACACAATATGTCGATCAGGTGTAGAGACAATCATGTGTCGTGAAGCGGTTGGAACTTGTGTTCCGGTAATAGCGGTTGCTCTTGTTGTAGAAGCTGCGCTCGAAGACGCATCCCATTCAAAACATTTTCCATTGTAAATCATAGCTAAAACCGTTTGACCAAAACTATCAATAACCCATAAGCCTGGATCAATAGTAAAGTCAGCTCCTGAGGCTTTACCCCATCCAAAATAACTTGTGGTATTCGTCACGGTTGCTCCATCGGAATGAGAAGTTTTAGAAGTTCCTCGTTGTTCTCTCGCTCCTCCACTTAAAACATTTGTGGTTGTATTATTATCGGTGTAACTAATTTCTTCTGTTCCGATTAAAATATAACCCGGACTTCCTCCACTAACATCAGTTGGAAATTGAGAAGAATCATCTAAGGTAATACTTGTAACAGCATCATTAATGGCTCCATCTAAAGTTGAAGTTACTGCGGGTGTTGCTGTTCCAGCCCAGTTTCCAGTTCCCCATCCATGACCCGCTGCTTGTTGCACAGGACCCACGGGATAATATACTTGAATTTTAATTCCGCCTGACGTCGATGCACCGGATCCTCCTTCGTTCGCATCCATAGTAATGGTAAATGTCGTTGGGGTTGGCACGGTAGCCACCATAAATTTTTTATCATTGAAATCGTCCGCATCATAATTTGAATCTGTAATAGTTGAAAAGTCGCTGAAGAGAACAATATCTCCTTGAGATAATCCTAAATTGGTAGAAGTAGTAATAGTGACTGTGGGAGAACCATTACTCGTACTGAAGGCATTGGTTTCAGTTGTTGTGGATTTAATCGGATGAATATCATAAAACACCCCTCCACTATATGCATATAAAATTCTGTTAGTACCAATAATAGAATATTTAGTTCCATTATTATTGATTAAATGGTGTTGAGCTCGAGCCGCTCCAACGATGGTATCATCGCCCAGCTGTTCCCAACCCCCTATTTTTTCTGGAGTTCCATAACGAAAACGAACATTAGCCCCACCTTGCCATTGGAATTCTCCTCCTGTGGGAGTAACTTGTTTATTAAATCCGGGTAAAAAACCTATTTTTTGTAACATAGAAATTCCTAGGTTTACTGTATAATATAGAAAGGAGGGTTAATCAACCCGAAGAATTAAGCTGCTTGCCACGTAGAAGTGCCAGGATCCCAATTCCATTGAGTGGCATCTTCAAATTTACGACTGACCCAACGTTGATTGTTTTCTTCCCACCAAATCGTTCTAGCGGCTAAATCAGCACCCGTAGGTCTAGCAACGGGAGGTTGCCAATCATGGTTTTCATCCAACGTCCATGAAGAATGCGGTTGAAGTTTAATGAATGCATCTTTGGCTTCATCATAAAACATGCCTTGACCAGCAAATTGTTTTCTGAATCTATGATTATACGAAGTTTGTTTCCAAATCGCACCAAATTTAATATTTTTTCCACACCAGTTTTCTCCACCAGGGTGCATATCATTGTCCCCTAAAGGACCATCGTCGGTATTAATGCTATTCGAAACAACAACGACTCTTAAGACTCTTTTTGTGCTAGGATCAATTTCTGCAAAATGTGCCATAATCTGAATCTACCTATTCTTTTTTATTTGTCAATTTATAATTTTTAAAGTACCCTGGCAACCCCAAAAATGGACGAGTATCATATTTATTGTTATCCGCTGTTGTCCCTTTATCAGGACCACACATCTGTAGACTTAATTCTTTCGCTTTCTGTACCGACAATTTCGCATTATTATAATGAAAGAAAACTTGGGCACAATTTTTTCCTTGAAAAGGTTCTCTCCAATGTTCTAGACGACATCCAGAATAAATGAGTAAATCTCCAGGAGTTAAAAGAATCTTTTTTCCTTTTTGATTTCTTTTTCCAGAAGGCTCTAAAAAAATAGGCCATGGATCTCCTCCGAGATTCATCGTAGAAGTAACCTCACAAGAATAACGATCAACATGTCGACTTAAAATATCTTTATGTTTATAAATTCGAGTATAAGCATACGTAGGATTAAGTTGATATCCCGTATGTTTTTCCATGATTGGAGTCATTTGATCCAATAATGTTTCCATACCAATATCAGCATAAACGGCATAGGTATTAGGAATTTGAATATCACGCCAAGATCCCCAATCTTCTTCATAAGGAGAAATATATTTTTCTTTAAAACAAAAATCAGCCACTCGTCGTTTCATTAATAAATAACGATAAAGAAAAGAACTCAGTTCTTCCGGAATAACTTTTCTTACTAGCTTATATTTTAATTTTTTAAAACTCATTGTCCTTTCCTTAATACGTTTTTAGGAAATACTTGACAGTTAAAATGAATAAACCGAAACGGTTCATATCCATTATCTACGGTATATAAATGAGGAAGAAAAGAATTAAAAAACATTAACCGCCCTGGCTGAGCTATAAATTGAATTTGAGAAGAAGCTTCCGTAACTTTAGATCCATCTTTTAAAGGTAAATCAATTTGAGATTTACCGGGACGAGGATCATAAAACATGGGTTGAGAAGTAGTTTCAGGATTAGTTTTTAAAAAATAAAATCCAGAAATATGTCCATTCCAATGGATATGAAGACGATGATGTCCTCCCCCTGCTTTAGCAAATTCTTGTACCCACATTTCCGTAACAAAGAGTTCATATTCTTTTAAAGCATAACCTTGATCATCTAAAATATTTCCAGACGTCATCGCAATAAAATCTTGGAAAGTTTTAAATTCAGATTTATTAATTAATGTAGTTGAGTGATGAACTATACCATGATCACTTTTGTCTTTAGTTTTTTTATAACGTTCTTTAATGAATATTTGATTATTCTTTTTAGCTTTTTGAATATAAGCATTGGTGGATTTAATTAAAGGTTTAATCCATTCCGGTTTATCCATCCAATAAACAGGGGTTGCAAAATAGGTATCTTTATTTAATTGTTCGCTCATTTATAAGGCCATCCTAAATTCCAATTGACTAAACTATAACGAATCCCTTCAGTAACCGGTCTAACCCGATGCCATACATAAGAAGGAAAGACCGCAATGGATCCTTTGCTTTTAATCTCATGACAAATAACTGGTTTACATTTTTTACTTTCAACATTCTTAAAATCAAATTCTAATTCTCCCCCTTTATAATCGTTTTCATCTGATAAAGAAAGAGTTAAAGATAATTTTCTAATATGACCTTTGGCAGGACCCTGTTGATAAGGGTTTTGCATCATATCACAATGCCAATTATAATGTTGATTAAGAGCATACTTAGTAAACTGACAAGCTTCGGAAAGATTCCATTGATAATTCCAACCTGCATTTTCATTAGCGACTCGTACAAAAGGATGAATTTGATGATAAATCCAGGGATCATCTATCCAAGCCACCATGGAATCCC